GGCACTGACCTACAGCGCGCCAACTGGCAGCATGTGATAGTGGTAGAAGGCGTGTTCGATGCCCTGTCAATTGGTGGTCTGGCCCTGCTACATGCCGAGATCAATGACGCACAGGCGCGCTTGATCCACAGCCTCGGTCGGGAGATAACCGTGGTCCCCGATCAAGACGAGGCTGGCATGCGGTTGGTGGATCGTGCGGTCGAACTGAACTGGGCCGTGAGCATGCCTGCATGGCCTGCAGATGTGAAAGACGCGAACGATGCGGTAAAGAAGTTCGGAAAACTGGCCACTCTCATACATATATTCCAAGCTCGAGAGACCAGCAAAATCAAGATAGAATTACGGAGGCGGCAACTTGCTCAAAGACTACGGCATTGATGTGCAGCGACTGTTCCTGGAGATGATGCTCCAGGACGCGCAGAGCTACATCCGCGTGCAGAACATCTACAATCCAGAAAACTTCGATCGCAGCCTTAGACCAGCGGCTGAGTTCATAAAGACCCATTGTGACCAGCACAAGACCATGCCTGACCGCGCACAAGTGTCGGCCACTACCGGCATCAGATTGGAACACATAGCAGATCTCAACGAGGGACACTTTGACTGGTTCCTGGAAGAGTTTGAAGCGTTCACCCGGCGGCAAGAGCTCGAGCGTGCGATCTTGAAAAGTGCTGACCTGTTGGAGAAGGGCAACTTTGATCCCGTGGAGAAACTGATCAAGGATGCGGTACAGATATCATTGACCAAGGACATGGGCACAGACTATTTCGATGATCCGCGTGGACGACTGCTGGCGCTAAAAAACAACAATGGACAAAACTCCACCGGTTGGCCGGCCTTGGATCGGCTGCTGTATGGTGGATTCAATCGCGGCGAACTGCAGATCTTCGCAGGAGGATCGGGTTCAGGCAAGAGTCTGTTCATGCAGAACCTGGCCGTGAACTGGGTGGAAGCAGGACTGAGCGGCGTGTACATCACGCTAGAATTGAGTGAAGGCTTGTGCGCCATGCGGATAGATGGCATGTTGACTAACACAGCGCAGAAAGAGATCTTCCGGGATCTTGATACGGTGGAAATGAAGATCAAAATGATGGGCAAAAAGTCGGGCAAGATGCGCATCAAATACATGCCCGCACAGAGCACAGTGAACGATATCCGCGCCTATCTCAAGGAACTACAGATACAGACAGGATTAAAAGCAGACTTCTTGTGCGTGGACTACTTGGACTTGCTCATGCCAGTATCAGCCAAAGTATCGCCCAATGACTTGTTCGTGAAGGACAAGTATGTTTCAGAAGAACTGCGCAATCTAGCCAAAGAGCTCAACATCCTGTTCGTGACTGCCAGCCAGTTGAATCGAGCGGCGGTGGAAGAGATTGAGTTTGATCACAGCCATATCTCGGGCGGTATTTCAAAGATCAACACAGCAGACAACGTGTTCGGCATTTTTACCAGTCGGGCCATGCGCGAGCGTGGCCGCTATCAATTGCAGTTGATGAAAACACGCTCAAGCTCGGGAGTGGGGCAGAAGGTAGAACTGGAGTTTGATATCGAGAGCTTGAGGATCCGAGATCTTGCGCAGGACGAAGGCTATCAAGAGTTCAAGAAACGCGCACCCAGCATCTATGAATCCATCAAAGCCAAGACCACTCTAGTCGAGGGTGAGCCCAACGCTACCGTTGCTGATGAACCGGGCAAGATCACAGCAGAAGTTCAGTCAAACAAACTGAAACAACTGTTAGGACAGATCAAGCAGGGATGAAAATCGTCAGTTTTCCACACTACACCTGTGGTGGTTTGTTGTGTGACATATTGAATGGTACCTATAGCCTCATCGCCCCCAATGGGGGCATCAGTTCTATAAATCATTCTCTTGGAAAGATTGGGGACGCCAATGACATTCTTATGGATTTTGATCCTACCACTTTTTTCAACGCGTTGGTACACGTAGATAAAAACAAATGGATTGGCACCCACTGCTGGTTGGGCAGCATAGACCTGGGAGATAATATCTCCCAGGTCATAAATGTCACCACGGAGACCTATCGTAGCCGCCTTTATCGTTGGATTAGAGTATATCATCTACACTATATCAAAAGCAAACCTTGGCAGAATTTGAGTGGAATGTCAGAGATAGATAAACAGAGGGAAACTGCCAAGAACTATCTCAAACCCTTTGGCAAAATATCGCATCCAAAAGTTGTCAATATAGAATTTAGTGACGTAGTCGAACAAAGCGCGTCACTCAAGATATTGATTGGCCATGACAGTGAAAAACACCTGTCTCGATGGCGTGAAATCAATCATTGGTTGTATGATGTTGACCTTTGGACCTCTTCGGCTGCGTCAAGATTTCACGAAGCCGAATACGAACAAAATCTGGGACAGTTTTATCAATATGAATAGATTGGTGTGTGTGGGTGACGGGTTCGCTCACGGACATATCTGGCCCGAATGGCCGCAGATGTTATCAGCACTGGCGTCCGATCGTGAAACCATTACAATTTCGGGAGTGGGCGCCGGCAATGAATTTTTAATAAACGGTCTTTTACATCAGAGACCTTACGAGGACGTGGTTGTTTTCCAATGGGCAGATCCGAATCGATTTGACAAGATTATACAAGATGATCAATGGAGGACTTTGGGCCTTCAAGATGACACCTATCATTTTAATTTTTATCAACAAGGGCTGCATACCTGGTGGTTGTCCAGCGCCAGTATAAATTCCCATGTTCGCCAGTATCATAATTTTTATGTGCAATCACAACAGAGCGCTCAAAGAATGGAAGACTACAAGACATTGCTGAAGGGATATTTGAGCAGCCGTAAAAACTACTATATAGAAATCTCTACTCAGGGACAAGAAGTCTTTTCCAGACAAACACGATTTGCCCATCTGCGAGGACACGAAGTCCAACCCAGTCCGGCGATTCATCTGGCCTACATAGAAGAAATAATCTTGCCTGCTTTACCGTTTGCAGTTGATGTTGCTCGATTGGACCGGCTACGAGCTAGCATAAACGACTGTCAGTGGACGGCCTATGATCCAGATCGCAACCAAACCTGGCAGGACATAATCAACAATTTAGATACTGCGTGATCGGCAGAGATTTGACACACTTGCGATCAACCTGTAAAAATTGGCTGCCATCACGGCTCTGGCGTTCTCCTTGTCCCACTATCACCGACCCAGATCCATACTTGATGGGATTGTCTACGATAAGATCCACATATTCTCCCTCACCCACACCTAGGGTGATGAAGTGGATGTACTTTTTCTTGTCCCGACGGAACACGCGGCTGTTGGCAACTATGCCAGCAAATTCATATCGATCTAGATAGAGATTTCTCACACCCATATGTGGTAGGAAGCCCGGGCTATTCCAGTATCCATGTTCCTGGAATGACTCTACGGGATCTTCCGTGATCCAGTTTGAAAATCCCAGTTCACGCAAGTCCCAGCCCGCACGTTTGGCTTCGTTCCGGTAGACCCAGCGTGCGTAGCTACCTTGGCAGTGCTTGAGAGCTGCTCTCCAAAACTCTTTGGGATTGTGTGCCTTCTGCCAGGCCAGGGCCCAGATCAAGCGTCCAAGGTTTACTGCATGTGCCCGACATAGCCCAAATCCACTCAGGCTCTGCATCTCTTGATAGATCACATGTCGCTCGGGATGATCGCCCAGGCGTGCCATGAACTCCATGACCTTTTCCTCATTGCGCTTGGCGAATGCACGACGATACATGTCTGCTTCGTAAGCATTCACAGAGATCAGCTTCATGATCTTTTCTATGGCATCATCCTCGCACACGATAGCTGACTCCTGTACCGAAGTCTTGGTCCAATCATGGAAGAAACTGGCCTTCTTGCGACCTTCTACTGCCACTGGGCGTACCAGGGCCGTAGCGAACACGCAGTCATCTACTGACGTGGGCCGTATCGCCCGGAACAGTCGTCGCATGGCCGGGCTTTCTCCTTGCGTGACGCCCAAGACATCACCGCGCTGCAAGAGATCGGCTGTGAGGTCATCTGTCCGAGGATACTCGTGTATCATCCTGGTAGGATCAATCTCCATGAGCTGGCTGAGCCCGCGGTTGGCCAGGATGTCGACTTTGAGGTGTTCAAGATCCTCTACCTCGTTCTTGTCCAGCAAGATGAGATTGTCCGCGCGGAACAGGCTTTGTGGTAGTCGACGATCGAATACTATGATACCACCGCAGTGTTTTGACAGGCAGCGTTTCTTGCCCATGAGTTTGCGCTCTATCCGTTGCGCTTCTTCAGGATCTACTCCAAGTTTAACGTAGTCGATGTCTCGGGGCAACCGGCCCTTCGCGCCCAATCTCTTGGCCGCTTCCCGCCGGGCGCTGCGTTCTTTGTACATGACATAGTTGGATATCCTAGCCGTGCGTCCGGGCCAGGCATCAAATATCCTCTGCATGGCCAGCTCTTGCTGATGGTGTGGGACGTCTATGTCCACATCGGGAAGATCGTCCCGGAAAGGGTTAAGGAAGCGTGCCAAGGGTATGCGCCATTCTATGGGATCCACATCAGTTATGGCCATGAGATAGCATACCAGGCTGGATCCTGCGCTGCCCCGTGTCATGTGCGGTATGTCCTGGTTGAGATCTAGTACCTGTCGGATCTTGAGGAAATATTCGGTAAATCGCTGCTGGATTATGATGCCAAATTCTTCCACCAGGCGTTCTTGGTATTCTGCGCCTTCTGGGCAGGGTCTGCGGAATTCCGCCATGAGACTTTCGATCTGCTGTAATTCTGTCGCCATAATGTGTGCCTTTAAATATGCCTGTTGTGATATTTACAGCTTTTGGCCGGGCACATCCAATAAATAACAAAAAGGGCAGGACTGATGCAGAAGAAGACCCGCAGCATACTGGAAGAACTTGATAGTATCTACTCCGAAAGATATGAGGAGCGGGATCGTCGCTATATCATTGAAAGCCGTGCCTCTAACGTGATCGCCAGTGCTGTGCGGCTGATCGAGCAGATTGAAGCGGCCTATCCCCCAGAACAGGCCGAGAATCTCGTGAGAAAACTGCTCAATGCCATCCGGGCCAAAGACGCCGGAAAATTCACCAGGACTGTTCGCCGTTCAGACTGATCGGAACCATGATCGAATCCTCACGTTTTAACCATAGTCCAGCCTGGTTTGTGGGCGAATTTGATTCAGGCAACTACTACGATCAGGCCACAGGCCTATATCTAGGTTCATGGTCGCGATCCGCGGGGCAGTTTTCTGATCCGGCCCTGGTCAATCAAAATCTCTTTAAGCTACCAGTCTGGTTAGATCAAGAAAAACGTAAACGAGCGTTGTCATCTCGGACAGGGGATATCTTGACCAATCTAAAGAGCATGATCTCGACTCCGGTTGAAAATCCCTTGCACTTCGAAGGTCCTTATATAGCTGTGGTGGGTGACAGTTTCGGCGCACACATCAGTCCCAAGCACTACGATCAATGGCATTCAGCCAAAATAGACATGAATTTCCGCCCACGAGCCAATGGCCCAGCCTGGCCCAGCCTCGTAGCGGACCAACTGCGGCTTAATCTAGGGCCCTACGGCTTTGGCAGCAGATCCTGGTGGTGGAGCTGGCAGAAATTCTGGCATGACTGG